ATCAAAAGGCAAGAAAGATAGTGCTATCATCGATATCATGATGAGTGACAGTTCATTCAAACGTTTCTCTAAAGATCAAATGTCTAAGATTATCGGTGACGCATTGCGTAGTGGTAAAATTTCTAAGAAAGTTAAAGAAGACGTTGAGTTAGAAGAAAAGAAGAAACTAGATCCAGTCAACGATAAAGAGAACGATAAAGAGTTCAAAGATCGTGAAGACAAAGACATCGATAATGATGGTGATGTTGATTCTTCTGATGAGTTTCTTCATAAGAAACGCAAAGCAACTGACGACGCTATTGACGCGAAGAAAGAATCTTCTTGTGGTAAGATGAAGAAAGAAGCGAAAGAAGATGAAGAAGAAGTAGNAGAACCTAAAGAACCAGCACCTAAGAAAAAACCTGTTGTTAGTCGTTCATTAGCTACTAAAGACATTAAACATAATGATCATACTTCTGACAAGAAAGCGGAAATCTCTAAGATTGAATCTGTAAATACTCATGAAGCATTCCTAGCAATGTGGTCTCAGATCGAAGAAGCGAAAGACGCTAAGAAAGATGCGGTTGCTCCTGAAGAAATCGATAGTAAAGAATCTCCTAAATCTAAAGAGTTCATTGCTAAACATAAGAAATCTGACAAGTCTATTGAAGACGCAGAAGAGAAAGGTCATGACGTTACGTTCAAAGCTGGCGGTAAGGATATGAAACAATCTCCTTCACGTGGTAATGATAACTTAGCGAATGGCGATAAAACCCCAGTAAAAGGTAAATAACTATGATTAAAGCTCCACATTGGTGTAAAGACGCAGAACCAACTGTAAAAGGTTGGGTTAATCCTAAAACTGGTGAACTTTTGAAAGCTCAGAAGTTTACTAAAAAACAAGTCTCAGAATGGCATGATGCTATTCATGGTGTTGGTGATAAACATGATGTTGCTGAAGTTGTAGATCATCATGAAGACACTATCGAAGAAGATTTCGACTTTGACCTAGAAGAGGAATAAGATATGTGGAGTTTCATGAAATCTTGGTTCGCTAAAGAAGAATGTAATTCGGAGCCTGTTCAATTAAATGAAGCTCCAGTTAATCATAAACATTTAGAAGAAATGACTAAGGAAGAACTTGATAACCTTGGTAAACACCATGGCGTTAAGTTAGACCGTCGTCGTAAGAAAGCAACTCTTATTCAAGAACTCAAGGATAATAATATCCACCACGGGTAATAAATGTTTAAATATTATATTCTGACGTCGGGTAGTCTTAATTGTCTTGCCCGACACTTTGATCTACTTACAAGAAATGAAGTCGTAGTTGTTATCAATACAACTGACAAAGAGTCCGAAACTCGCACTGCCGAGTGGTGTACTAAAAACTCAATCGAACACTACATAACTAAATCAGACGGAACGCCTGCTACAGGTAAGAATTCCGTGATAGATCTATTCCTAGAAAGTGACAATGAATATATGGTACAACTCGATGGTGATGATATCATTACACCATACGGACGAAACTTCTACCGTACTATCGCAGTAAACGATAATCCTCCTGATATACTCGCTTTATCAGATCAACTTTCGCTTATGCGTTATGATAATACTATCTTTAAAAATCAAGTTGATTCTAGTACAATCATTAGAAACTTTATTCCTGATAAAAAATATGGACCAGAACAACCTTGGTCTCGTGGGTATGTTTTTAAAGATACCGACACGGAAGAAATTCATAAAATAATGACGAATTCTTATCATATAGAAGATTCTGAACGCGCATTATTACTCGCTAAGTTGAGAATAGAAGTAGATCAGTATCGAAAAGACTTCGGTGAACCTAGAGATACATTCAATAGAATAGTTTTTTATTCGCGTAAGGGTGCGAGTGTAACCGCATTCGACCCTAAATTAAAAATAGGTGAAGATTCTCTACAATACTATAAGTTGAAAAAACTTTCATATGATGGTATAATAGATATGAAGTTATATACCGAAGCGCTCGGTAGAACATACATCTATATGGAAGATACTGATGGTGTGTTGAGTAAGAACTGGAACGTATTGTCAAAAGAAGAAAAAGAATCCCACTCAAGTACTATGTGGGGTTGGTTAATTCCATTTATGTCTGAACTAAATAGAGTCAGACCATATATGTCTAAAGACTATCGACTGGAATATATAACCGAACCTAAGTATGAAATTAACAAACAATAACTTAATACTCTACGCTGCGAAACACTACCATAACCCTACGTGTATAGACGGTGAGGAATTCTTTGACGACTTGAATAGATTTAAGTATGTCAAACGTCTATTAAACAAATATAAGAACTCAGGTGAGATTTCAGAACGTTTAATACTGAACCACCTGATAGTTATATTTAATGTGTTCGGTAATGTCGCAGGCGTAGAAATACTCGCTAGTAAAGTTGAACTCGAACATTGGTCAGCACTAAAACCCTTTCTAATATTCCTGAAAGTAATTAAATATGATGAGATTACAGGCATTGAAATGGATAAATACGTTATAGAAAAATTGAGAGAATTGAAATGGGAATCTTAAAGAACGCAGCAGACTTGGTTTACACGATTCGTTTCTTAAAACTATTGACCACACCAATAGAAGAAACTGAAGCGTTTAAGGCAGGTATCATAGATAAAGACGCTAATCGTAATAAGAGTTACGATAAGACGACACTTGCTGCGAAACAAGCAATAGAACAACACTATACACCGTTCCATAGGTTAGTATATGGACTGAAACGTATTATGGCGAAAGCACCTGGAGGTAACTCAGTGTTTGCGCGTTACGGCGCTGCTCTTGCGCTTATTAAAGAACATGGCAAACTATCTGATCAGAACGTAGAAAAGATACACGCAAAGACGGGTATTGATATATTAGACGTGTTGGCAGAGAATACTCAATGGTTTATATTAAAAGATGGTACACTAGGCGAAGGTGTTTATAGAATGAAACATGATACGATGACTACACTCGGTGAAGACGTCGTACGTAAAGATGACCAGATTCGCGTCGTAGACGGTAGTGTAAAACATACTGTCCTTGGTATTAATGTATATGAAGGTGTACATATTCGTTCTAAACAACGCGTATTCATCTCAGCATCGGAAATAAAATAGTGGATTACGAATTCCTAACTAAAGATATTACTTCTTATATTGAAGGTCATATGTTACCAGAAGGTGATACGATTGACTCATTCACTAAGATATATGATATAGTTCAACCTAAGAAGATATTTGAGATTGGTTTCAATGCTGGTCATAGCGCGTTTATGTCTTTAGAGTTATTACCTGATGTAATATACAGGTCGGTTGACATATGTCGCCATAAGTATACTGACGTTAATGCTGAAATGCTTACCAATATGTACCCAGAAAGATTTGCCTTTCAGAAGGCGGATTCTAAGAAGATAAACGCTTCTACTCTTAAAGGTTATGATTTAATCTTCATTGACGGTGACCACAGCGTTGAAGGTATCAGTTCAGACTTAATGCTCGCTAAAAACGCACAAGTTGAATATATACTAGTAGACGACTATCACCCTAAATGGTTTCAATGTATAATTGACCTAGTAGAACATTTTTTAGCAAAACCAGACTTTGGTTATGAAAAAGTCGATACATTCGATTATACTAGTCGAGACGGACATAATACAGCAATACTACTCAAGAGGAAAGTATAATGTATACACTTAAACAATTCATGCAGAAGTTTGACGAAGAAATGTCAATGACTACTTCAGCAGTTCCAGGCGCAGGCGACGATTCCTCTACCGTCGTTATGCGTAAGAAATACGACCGCAAAACCAAACGTAAAGAACAAGAAAATATTTTAAAACGTTTTTCTTCAAAATAACGCTTTACCTTTCTACAAAAGTACTATATAATTACTCTATTAATTGGAGTAGATTATGAACCACGTACGAATAAGTGATGTTACCGTTATCGCGTTCTCACGGGAAGAAGAGCCGCAAGTCATCGAAGAAATGACACAAGCAAAAAAAGATGACATAGTATGGGTGTCCCTAGATGGAACAGAGACTAAATACTTACCACCTGAAAGATCTCTTGTCAAGAACTACCAGAGTTCATTTCTCAATCATATGATGTGGGAAGGATTACTTGACGAACAAGAACAAATAGACTATATTACTAGTCGCGCTGAAAAATTCTGCCAAACTGGCAAACAGATGGTTATCGAGGACTATGAGTTCCGAGAAGATGAACCATTTTATGACTATTCGAGATAATAAAAAAATTGGACTTTATAAATGATTGATATACAACTTGATCGAGATGAACTTTTAACTGACTACGCTGTAGGTATGTTGAAAGACTTCTATATGATTGAAGGTGAGACTTCACCACAAGAGGCATACGCCAGAGCAGCAAACGCATGGTCTACATTTAACGGAGAACTAGATGAAGGACTTGCTGAACGTTTATATGAATACGTATCTAAGAAGTGGTTTATGTTCGCTTCTCCCGTTCTCTCTAACGCTCCACAAGAAGGTAAGAAGACACGCGGTTTACCTATCAGTTGTTTCTTAACATACGTTCCTGATACGCTCCACGGTCTTGTAGACCATAGTTCAGAGTTACGTTGGTTATCCGTTATGGGCGGTGGCGTAGGCGGTCATTGGTCTGATGTACGTACTGTATCAGATATCGCGCCTGGACCAATTCCATTCTTACATACGGTTGACGCAGATATGATTGCGTATCGTCAAGGTAAGACACGTAAAGGTTCATACGCAGCATATATGGACGTACACCACCCAGACATCATAGAATTTCTAAATATGCGTATACCGACTGGTGATGTACAACGTAAGGCGTTAAACTTACATAACGCAATTAATATCACAGATGAGTTTATGGCAGCAGTTCTAAACGACACTACGTTTGATTTACGTGACCCGAAAGATGGTGCGGTAAAGGATAGTGTGAATGCCCGTAAACTTTGGGAACGTATACTAGAGGTTCGATTCCGTACAGGCGAACCATACTTAAACTTTATTGATACAGCCAACAGAGACTTACCTAGAAACTTAAAGGCGTTAGGTCTCAAAATTCACGGTAGTAACTTGTGTAATGAAATTCATCTACCTACCAGTGCCGACCGTACAGCGGTATGTTGTTTGTCTTCATTAAACTTGGAGAAATATGATGAATGGAAAGATACGAATATTGTTCGTGACCTTATCCGTATGTTGGACAATGTCCTGCAGTACTTTGTCGAACACGCACCAGATGAAATCTCTAGAGCAAGATACAGTGCCGAAAGAGAACGTAGTCTCGGACTCGGAGCGATGGGTTATCACTCCTTATTACAAAAGCACGGAGTTGCTTGGGAAAGTGACAAAGCAAGAGAAATCAATCGAGTTGTGTTCGAACATATTGCCACCGAAGCCAAAAAAGAAACTCAACTTCTCGCAGAGATTAGGTCTGAGTATCCTGATGGTGTTGGGACAGGTAGACGAAACTCGCACTTACTCGCAATCGCGCCCAACGCGTCGTCAGGAGTGATCTTATCAACTTCACCTAGTATTGAACCAAGTAAGGCAAACGCCTATACACACCGTACACGTGCTGGTTCGTTCTTAGTTAAGAACCCATACTTGGTAGAGTTGTTAAAGGAAAAGGGAATGGATAGTGAATCTATCTGGACTTCTATTATAACTAATAAAGGTTCGGTACAACACTTACCATTCTTATCAGAAGGCGAGAAGGCAGTATTCAAGACTGCGCAAGAATTAGACCAGAATTGGGTTATTGAACACGCAGCAGACCGTCAGAAGTTTATCTGTCAAGGTCAGTCTGTAAACGTATTCTTCCCTGCTGGCGCTCCTAAACGTTATGTGAATAAAGTTCACTTCAACGCTTGGAGAAAAGGATTGAAAGGTCTATATTACCTACGGACAGAAGCGAAATCACGGGCGGAAAATGTCTCAGAAAAAGTAGAAAGAGTCGCTCTTCAAGGTGATAATAGATCGATTGTTTATGGCAAGAAAGGTTGTCCGTTCTGCGAAATGGCAACTCAAGAATTATCATTACGCGGTTTACCATTTGATTATGTCGACCTTGAAGAACTAGGTAAGACTGCTGCTGAAGTAACTGGACGTGATGTAAAGACCGTACCACAGATTTACCTTGATGGTGAATACATTGGCGGATACGACGATATGATGAAACAATTTAACGAAAGTACATATGACGAGAAAGACGATGGCGATGAATGCCTCGCTTGTCAAGGTTAATACTAAGGATTACAATGTCACTATTAAAAATATCAAAGACTTATAAACCGTTTCTCTACCCTTGGGCTGTTGACCTAACTAAGAAACACGAAGAAGTTCACTGGATTGAAGACGAAGCTGAATTATCAGACGACGTCAAAGATTGGAAGACTAAGTTAAGCAATGAAGAACAAACTTTTATCACACACATTTTGCGTTTGTTTACACAGTCAGACGTACAAGTTGGTGAGAACTATCACGAATTATTAATTCCTAAGTTCAAGAACAATGAAGTGCGTAACATGTTATCTTCATTCGCGAACCGTGAAGGCGTACACCAACGTGCGTATGCGTTACTCAACGACACTCTAGGTTTACCTGATGAAACATATCATATGTTCTTAGAGTACAAAGAGATGGCGGATAAGATTGAGTTTATGAGTGAAGGTGATATCTCATCTCACTCAGGACTTGCTCAAGCACTTGCGCAGTCTGTATTCAACGAAGGTATGAGTTTATTCTCATCGTTCGTAATGTTGTTGAACTTTCAACGTTTCGGTAAAATGAAAGGTATGGGAACGATCGTAGAGTGGTCTATTCGTGACGAATCTCTACACGTACAAGGTAATGCGAAACTATTCCGTGAGTTCTGTAATGAACATCCACGTATCGTAAACGATGAATTAAAGTCTAAGATTTATCGCATGGCAGAACGTGCGGTAGAACTAGAAGATAAGTTTATCGAACTTGCTTATAGTAGCGAGACTGAAGGTACTCATATCCAAGGTTTATCACAGGAAGAAGTGAAAGCATATATACGACATATAGCAGATCGTCGTTTGTTACAACTTGGTTT